ACTTCAAAGAGCTACTTCCAATTTTAAGACTCAACTACTAAACGCTATTAGTAAGAAGAAGATGGCTACCGACGATGTTGTTATCGTTGATGGTTTAATTAGAACTTTAGACTTAGTTACAACGATTAGAATTGATCAAGCAGACGAAGCAAACCAAGATCAAATCCAAGCCAAGGTAAGAGACAAGATTTTAACATATATGAATGTTGACAACAGAACCTTTGGCGAAGACTTTAGCGTAGCAGAAATAAACAGAGAGATCTTCGAAGTTGAAGAGGTTCGATTCTCAACTATTGATAACGTAGAACAAAATATTACGTTGGATTTCAATGAGATTATTCAATTGAATAACTTAACGATTAATATAGAATTACTAGATTAATGGCCGATAACAAATATACTCCTAATCCTAGAAAGTACTCCAAGACAAATTTTGTAGAACTTATTGAGATTATTACTCCTGAAATATATAAGACGGAGGATTTGAAACTTAGTGGTACTGAATTAAACCCAGTATCTCAGGTCATTAACTCTCACCTGAATGTTGCAAATAATATCAGCACGGTGATCCCTCTCTCCGCTGTCCAAGATACTCAAACAAGTACCTTGAATAGTATAACGGGAATTTCCCAGTACTTTGTAAAGCAAAACCGACTGACTAATATTAGCCCTTTTGATTTCGAAAGCAAGATCCTACTTCCTTTAAGTTCGACTTTAGCCAATTTCGATACAAGCGCAGACTTTAATACCTACCTATCAGGAACCCTCCTTCCTATGATAATCCCCGCTGCGGGAGTTCAGAACCAGCTAAATGCTAACATTACTACGTTATCTTCTTTAACTAATAGCACTGATCCTAGTAGTGTTCATAATTACTTAGTTGATGCTTTAGGATGGATGTATTTCTTGAATACCTCTGCTAATGGAGGGTTAACTTATTCTCCCTCAAGCTTCGTCCTCAATTCCCTCAACAGCCTTTACTTGGGTAACTCCTTAGAGACTATTGATGGCATTAAAGGTTTAGTAGAATACCTATGGAGAAATAATGAGACTTGCTCTTTTGGTTCTTATCTCCCTTCTAATTTCGTTTCAGGAATAGCCGATGGAATAACTGATTCTAGTGCAGGGGTAGTACCTACTTATACGAGTGGAACTCAAAAACTAGAAGCTTTGCAGACTTTAGTGGATGTTGTGTATTCCCCGTTGTATATTGATGAACAGGATTTTACCGTTCAGGACGCATTTACTAGTTATATAGATGCCAATGTACAATTAGATAACAGATCCTCAAAAGGCCCATACCGAAAGTTCTTAAATCTATTAGGATACAGCACTGCTGATATAAGTGATCAGGTCGATAATATAGAGTTGATTTATGATATCGAGAATGTTAAACCAGAGCATTTACAGTATATCGCAGAATTAATTGGATTTAAGCTTAGGGGAAGCTCTGCTTCTAAGTGGAGGCATCAACTTCGAATTGCTATGGACCTTTATAAGTCCAAAGGTACTTTGGATTCGATTCAAATAGCAATGAATGCCTTAATTACCGACTCCGTATTTGATCTATCGGGGAAAGTTGAAGAGCTTTGGGAGTCCTACCTACCTTTCCTTATCTGGTATGCTCTAGGAACCGAATCCCCAGAATTTAGAGACTTAACTACTTGGACTGTGGGCAGGGCAGAAGAAGCAGGAGTAACCACTTATAGCACTAGTAGTTTAGAAGAAAACTTAAAGATAGTTGTAGACTCCATTCTCCTTGATTTATATAAAGCATTCCCTGATAATTTCATTTTTCATGGGAAAAGATTTAGTCCTCCAACCCTTGTGAATGTGGATATTCGTGGGTGTGAGGAAGAAACTTATACTATTATTGGTGATCCTCACATGAAACCTTTCCACTTTCATGCAAAAGATAGTAATGGATTTAAGGCTAGAAAGCAGGATGCTAAGTTATTTGGGGAAAGTTTAGCTTTTGATGCTGCATCGGGGCTTGGAGCGTTAGGTTTGGGGGTGTACATGGCTGGGGCCGATCACCCTGCTGACGGTAGTAGACCCGTGTATCTAAAACCCGCAGGTGATTTAGACTTCTTGTTTAATTACAGAGGAAGAGTTAATTACCCTATCCCTCCTTTTGAAGAGGTAAAATACTATAGGGATTCTAACATTTCAGCAGAAATGGTATCTTTCTTAGTAGAGAGACTAAAGTGTTTTAACGTAAAGGATAGCTTTGCTGATGAGGTTGGTAATTATGTTCTAAGTAGTGCTGTTACTGATGAGTCCGATCTTGGTGCATTAAATGAAATGCTTATGCTTTTTAGTTCGGTACAAGTTCCTTCGAACTTTGACGATGTAATGCTTAGTATTTCAGACTATGAGAAGAACCTTTTAAATTTATGGAACGGTAAATCTTCTCACTTATTTATTAACTTTATAGATACTGATTTGGATTTTTCAAAAACTACCTTAGAGGGTGATGGAAAATATGCACTTTTTGAAGCCTCCAGGGTAATTAGAGAGTTCGCTCCTGGACATGCAATTCCCAAGGTAAATCTTTCAGCTAGTGCCACCGAACCTGTATTCGATATTTCGTCAGCTAGGTTTCTTTATGCAGGGTTGGACAAAGATGATACAAGGGCTTTGTATACTTCTGCTTCTATTTTAGGAAACTTTGAGTGGAGTGGCGCAGCTATGTGTTTTGATAGTGGAGGAGGTGATGGCAACCAAGACTCCAGCGGGGGTCGAGATGCGGCTAACACTTTCAAACGACCTCACGCTGATCAGATCATTGATAGCCTATTAAGTGGCGTAAATGCTGTTGTAGACTTGGGATCTGTCCCACGGAGAGCTTTGAGAAGGCGAAATCTCAAGTACCTCCTCCCTCTTGAGGGATACTACGACAGGACGGGCTTCAACGGCCCTGTAAGCTACGATCCCTCAACGTTTGAGCCATCCTTCGTTTCTTCCCTTGGAGAGCTTACACTCGGTTACGTTGCGTCTGCTGGAAAGTTCCATCCTGTCTGCGACCCCGTTGATCCTACAGGAGTTTGGGAGGATTGTGAGAAGTTAACCTCTACAAATACCTTCTCTGGAATTGATACAAGCTCGACATTCCCTTATAGGGGTTTACATACGTTAGGTTCAAATAATAAGAGAATGGAGGTAGCTTCTGCTACAGCGAGATATGTTGATAGAGGGCAAGTGCCTATAATTTATAATACTATGCATGAGCTTTTCGAAGCCAAAGCCTTGGATAATGGTTATCAAATTCTCTCTTCTACAAGCGAATACGATTCCGATGCTTACTGGAAGAACAATGCTCAAAGTTTAGCAAACTCCTCCATTGCAGACGGGTATGTTTTAAACTCCTTTGCTGACTACGAGAACTTTAAATTTGGTTCTGGACTCCAAAGAACTCATCGAGACTATTGCAAATATTTTGCAAAGCATCCTCTTGGGTTTAATGAGGCTATTAAGACTGGAGGTAACATCATTGCTCAAGTATTTGGTAAAGGCTTATTTAATTGTGATTTTGATATCGCTGGATCTGGTGCTTCTAGCTTAGAAGGAAACTATATCGCATCTAGTGTTACTGGTGCGGTTCCTATTGCATATAATAGCGGGTCTGGGGTATTCAGTACCTGTGCTGTAGCATCTTATGGATCTGGTATTGCTTCGGGAACTTATATTGCTTATGGCCCAGGAGAGTCGGTCCTCCCACTTACAGGAACTTATGTATCTCCAATAAATGTAAATACCGCGCAACAAAGCGACCCTAACCCCTTCAATGCAGAGTTTAGAAACCCTAATATTTTAAGTGGGATAGAGTTTGTTCAAACTTCGGGCGCACCTAACGCTAATCAGTTTGCTGTGTTTAAATTAGATTCTTCTAATGCTACCCCTGGAATGGAGAATGCTCTTATTAATAACAGCGTTATTAAGTGTAAGTCTCTTGGAGGATTACCTAGACTTCGCTTTGATTTGTCTTCATATGGAGATAGACCTAACCACTTTATTAAAGATCACAAGTTCAAACTTAATGTAAAATCCCTGGTTGCTGAAGAAAACTCTCCTGTCTTGGGAGGGGGTAAGTTAGGCGTATGGATTCATACTAAACCTAAGTATTTAGGGAACCCAAACTTGCTTGCTTACACTGAGGATCTTGGAGGGAGCCCTGGGTTAGACATGGGTGTGGCTCCTACCAATGGAAGTTCTATTGATATTGAGGGGTCCTATTGGCAGGGAAATCCAGGAAATTGTGGTACTCTTTCATCTACATTAGAAACTAATCCTTTCGGTGGACCTTCTTCTACGGATTTTAGTGCGACACAGTTTACAACTGGCAGAGCATCCTTGATTGAACTCGGACTTGATAATGAGAGGAACCCTGTATTCAAAGAGGCGTATTATACCATACAAAGTTGGTATATTAAAAAACCCGCAACAAATGCATCCCTTTCTTTTAAAATAAACAATTACGATCATAACTTACCATTGTTTAAGTCTAATGAAGTTACTTTCGGGTGGGATGGTAATGAAGCAATTATATCGGTTGAAACTAGTATAAACTCAGGCTATGTGGAGAGCGTTGGAAATGATTGGTACAGATGTAGTATAACTACAAGCGGATTAGGAGAAGGAGCAGGAAATGAATCTGAGGAAGGGGATAAGATAGTACCATATTTATATCTTGATCATGTGACTACCGACCCGATCCACTTATATGTATCTTCTCCTCAACTAGAGCAGAAGCTTATTGGAGCAGGGGATTCCCTTCCTAGCCCTTATCAAGCAGTATCAGGCAATATCCCTGCTCCTGTAACTCCTAAGGGATATCTATGGTCTTGGACTCCAAACGGAAAGTGGGAAGTTACAGAGGAAAGTAAGTTATCCATTCGAGGAGTTAAGAACTCTCTAGCTCATATATATAAGTTCGAAACAAGCATACCTACTGAGGAAACATATTGCTTTGGCAACAATTCAGAGGCCAATACAGAAATAAATAATAAGACACTTAAGAATATTAAGGATGAATATTTTGAAAACTTTGAAATAGAATTTGATACTAGAAACTTTACTATTAATAATAATTTTGAGTATCTTGATATTATTCCAATCAAGAATGATGTTTATGAGGTTACAGAACAAGTTAATACGGATGACACAAATTACATTGTGGAAGTCTTCTTTGTTCCTAATAATAATCCTGATAAGTATCTCCTACTTGATTCTATAGAGCTTCAAGATGTAACCCAGAGAGAAAACACGGCTATCGGAACGGGACATGGGATCGAGACAAGTGGTATTCCTCATCGACCCTTTGTTAAAGAAGATAAGCTTTACTT